GTAGCTGAAAAATACCTGTGCGAATCCTAAATCTAGCTCTGTCATGTTACTGCCTATTTGCTTAAGTTTCATCTGTATTGCCTCGTTTTGGTTTAGTTGGTTTAATAATAGCCACTGTATGCCAATGGCTATGATAAAGCAACTATACTTCCTCTAATGTTTCCAGTATCTCATACGCCTGCTCTAGCGCCTCTTGGTCTGTCTCAATACCATAGCAAGTAAAACAATGATAATCTACCCATTCGCCACCAATAGGCGTTTGTAGGTTAAACGTGGCTGATTCATTCCACTCAATACGGATGTGACCTGCTAGTGCGTGTTCTATTTCCCAGTGTTTCATTTTAAACTCTCCAATCCGGTGTATATGTGTCAATTTTATAGCCTAGCTGCTCTACTAGCTCCAGAGTATGTTTGTTTAATGTTTTAGTACCCGCCAGCTTTGCAAAGATATCAGCATTGTTACAAACCGGATAAATAACATTATTACCATACTGCGTTTTCACTTCAATTAATATTGATTTGCTCATTTTATTGCCTCTGTTAATTGGTTTGGTTTATTTAGATTTGAAAGTTATGAATAAAACGCACGTTAGCACTATAATGCCCAATATTGCAAACGCCACTCCGTCGCCATATGTCATTGCTCTATTGCTCCTAGGTATTCCCAGTGTTTGTTTGTGGCCGTCCTTGGCCGTTGTTTGGTTTACGCTGTCGCGTTATATTCAGCCGACCATGCCTCCGAAATATCGTTAACCACGTGGTCGTAGATAATTTCATCTGGTGCCTGCTCATATTCAAACATATATGCAAAGCTTGCCAGTTTTTTCCACTTGCCTACTTGTTTAACACTAGGAGTAAGTAAAATCATCTCCCCCATATCGCAAGCTTCGACATTATCTTTTATTTCTTTATAAGTGTGATGGATTCCGTCAAACTCGCCTTCACCGTACACGGCCACTGAATACCCGCGAGCTATCGCCCATTTTATTAGGTGTAAATGTGCTTTTTTCATAATGTTTCACCTTGTGCTGATTAAGTGTTGTGGCCGTCCTTAGCCGTTGTTTGATTTATTAAACTTTTTGTACTTTGTGAATTACAAGTACTCTACCGCGATACTTGCGGGTCGCTGACCAATCTTCAAGAACCCCATCACGAACCGATGCAACATGTCCTCTAACATAGACCCAATAGACACCCTTTCCCCACGTATGGCAGTCATTAGCCACGCCTGTAAGCGTTGAATAGGCCCTTGTTTTACCGTCATCGTTCGTCAGTTTTTTGCCAAACTGTCGCAATATTTTAGCCTGTATCATTTTGTTTGTGCCGCACCTGACCCTACGCCCTTCAGCTTTGTATGCCCTAAATACTTTACTGAATGGCGCACCTGTGGCGACACAGGTAGCCACTAAGCTACAGAAATTACTATCCTTATGATATGTCTGACCAATTCTAGCCAATTCCGCATAAGTATGTTGATGTACTTTCATAATTTTAACCCCTTAAATTATTCACTAGTAACCACGGTTACTCCATGGTCACTAGTGAATAACCTACGTTTATCACTGTAGCTGGCAAACCCCTCTAGGCTACGGTATAACCCGATAAACTTGGTTACTCGTTCTCGCTTAGTATGGGGTTACGCTCTGCTATTGCCACGGCTTGTAAGCCAGAGTGATTGCCCCGCTATTGCGAGAGAGCTACGGGGCCTGTCTCCTTCGTGCTTGCCCTATAAGTAACCGTGGTCACTGGCAAGCCTAGGTATCAATCTGGGGAGCCGTTCCCCCGTTGCTATCTATACATATGCAATGCTTGTGCCAACTTTATAACCTAATAGAATCAATGGCTTAGCTAATACCTAGAAAACGCCTACGCACTACAATGGTGCAGTGTTTTGCTTATTATTTAATCAATGATATTCTAATGTGTTGTTTTATATAATGTTTTTACCTATGCACTACAATGGTGCGTTACGCACTACAATGGTGCAAGCTTATAACATTAAAGCATAAACCATAAATTAAACATAACTAAACAATCTAATTATGTTGGCTAATGTGGCATAGCTATTGCATATGTAACCACTTGAGTATAGCTTGCGTATATCTTGAGTAGACCATAGCGGGTACCATATAGACACACACACTTGCCTCGGGATAACTTAGGTTACCTGTGGATAACTTTGGGGATAACTTGGGTTACCTGTGGATAACTTGGGTTGCCTATGTATACCTTTGGGGATATCCTTGGGATAACCTGTGGATAACTTGTGTATATGTATAACCCTGTGGATAACCTGTGGATAACTTGTGTATAGCCTGTGGATAAAAGACACCGGAGGGGGACAGACGCTACAGTATTCTTATGGGTACCCACCCGTATACAAAAGAAGCCAAAAGTGAACATTTAATGACAATAAATACAACATGTGAAAAGGTTATAAGTGTATGACACCAGTATACCTTTTGGTTATATTGCTTTTTTAATAATATAGAAACATAAGTATTACTAATACTTTTCAGTAAAATTACAAATAAGACAAAAAAAGACTTGACTTTTGCTTAAAAATATGTTAGTATAAATAAGTAATCTTAGATAGCTTGGTATTGCTAAGTAATATTTTAATAATTCATTAAAGATATTCTTAAAGGTTTATCATAAAAGTTATTCTAAGGCAACTTACTAGTAACTACATAAGTATACTTATGAATACAGAAGAAAAACCTAAGAGGAAGCGTGGGCGACCTAAAAAGACAGAGATGGTGTCTAGAAAGAGGGGAGCTACAGGTCTACCTAGAGGCCGTCCTAAAGGTGACGCTGCTATTATCAATGAGTATAAGGGTCGTATGCTTACGTCCCCTAAATCTAAGTTGGTCTTAGAGTCTATATTTGATGCTGCTTTAGATAATGAACACAAACATCAAGCTGCTGCTTGGAAGCTTTTAGCTGATCGTATAGTACCTTTAAGTTACTTTGAGAAAGATAAGGTAGCTGGTGGCAAAAGTGCTATTAACATTTCTATTACTGGTGTCGGTGGAGAGCAGACAATAATCTCTTCTGGTTCTAATGACACTCAAGATGATGCTTTAGACGCAGAATACACAGAGGACTATCCAAATTTCTAACTATAAGTATTTTAAAATAGAAGACTTTGATTGTTCTCATACAGGTCTTAACAAAATCCAACCAACTCTAGTTGAGAAACTAGACGAACTAAGGGAGAGATGTGGTTTTCCATTCATTATCACTAGCGGCTACAGAGATCCTAGCCATCCAGAAGAAGTTAAAAAGAAAAAAGCAGGTACTCATTCTCAGGGCATTGCGGCTGACATCAAAGTTTCAAACGGCGCACAAAGGTATGCTATTGTTAAACACGCCATCGCCTTGGGGTTCAACGGCATTGGAGTGGCTAATAGTTTTATCCATGTTGATCTCCGTGAGTGTGACGATAACACCCCTAGTGTAATGTGGAAGTACTAGAGTGTACTTAGGTATACCTGAGTATTCTTTAGTAAGCCATGACTGACTTAAACGTACAGTTGCTCCCTTGGCAGCAAGAGGTGTTTAGCGACCCTACACGCTTCAAAGTAATAGCTGCTGGTCGTCGTACAGGCAAGTCAAGACTAGCTGCTTGGTTATTGATAATCAATGGTCTTAGCGAAAAAGCAGGTCAAGTGTTTTATGTTGCTCCAACTCAAGGACAAGCTAGAGATATTATGTGGACGCTTCTATTGGAGCTTGGACACGGTGTTATTGCTTCTAGTCATGTTAATAATCTTCAGATTAAGTTGGTCAACGGTTGCACAATAGCCCTAAAGGGTGCTGATAGACCAGAGACTATGCGTGGTGTATCTTTAAAGTTTCTGTGTATGGATGAGTATGCAGACATGAAACCTGCTGTATGGGAGCAGATACTAAGACCTGCCCTAGCTGACCAAAAGGGTCATGCGTTGTTTATCGGTACACCTATGGGTCGCAATCATTTCTATGAGCTATACAATTATTCTAAGTTAGCAGAGGATGAAGATTTTAACGGTTGGCACTTTACAAGCTATGACAACCCGTTATTAGACCCTAAAGAAATAGAGTCAGCAGAAAAATCAATGTCTCGGTACTCCTTTAGACAAGAGTTCCTAGCCTCTTTTGAAGCCCAAGGTAGCGAGTTGTTTAAAGAAGAAGACATAGTGTTTCTAGAGGAAGAACCAGAGGAAGGGGAATACTACATAGCTGTTGACCTTGCTGGCTTTACCGATGTAAACAAAGTTAAAACAAAAACAAATCATTTAGATGAGTCAGCCATAGCTATAGCAAAAGTTAGCACATCAGGTTGGTGGGTCGCAGACATAAAACATGGTCGTTGGGGCGTAGAAGAATCTGCTAGACGCATTTTTGAAGCTGTTAGAGATTACAAACCTATTTCAGTAGGTATAGAAAAAGGAATAGCTAAAAACGCAGTCTTGCCTTACATAACAACCTTAATGAAACAAAAAAATGTCTTCTTTAGAATAGAAGAGTTAACCCACGGAAATAAAAAGAAAGTTGATAGAGTTGTTTGGGCATTACAGGGTCGATTTGAACACGGAGCCATTCGCTTGGCTAAAGGATCTTGGAACACACAGTTCTTAGATCAGTTATTTCAATTTCCTAACCCCTTAGTCCATGACGATCTTATAGATTCTTTAGCGTATATAGATCAATTAGCTAAAGTAGCCTACAATATGGACATGGATATTGACGAATATGAACCAATGGACGCTTACGCGGGATACTAAAACATGGAAAACCTAGATAAAGACGAATTTAAAGAAGAAACCCTAGAAGGTTGGGTCATTGAGAAGTGTGCAGAGTGGCGAGAAGACTTTGAAACTAACTATCAACAAATGTTTGACGAGTATTATCGTATATTTAGAGGAACATGGTCAGCAGAAGACAAAACAAGAGAATCAGAACGATCCCGCATTGTCTCTCCTGCTTCACAACAGGCCGTAGAGTCTACAGTAGCAGAGATAGAAGAGGCCACGTTTGGCAGAGGGCGTTGGTTTGACATAAAAGATGATATTGGTGATCAAAATCCCGCCGATATTGCTTTACTAAGAGAAAAACTTTACGAAGATTTTACTAAAAACAAAGCTAGGAAAGCCATTGCAGAGTGTGTCTTAAACTCAGCTATTTTTGGTACGGGCATAGCAGAGATAACGTTGTCTAACGAAAAAGAGATGGCACCGGCAACAGAACCAGTCATGGGTGGTGATTTAACGGCTGTAGGTGTAAACATTATAGACCGTACAGTGTGCAAACTTAGGCCCATCTTGCCACAAAACTTTTTGATTGATCCTGTAGCTACTTCTATTGAAGAAGCATTAGGTGTAGCTATTGATGAGTTTGTTCCTTTGCACTCCATAGAGATGCTGCAAGAAGAAGGTGTCTATCGCAATATTCCTTTAGAAACAACTTATTATGATAATGACCTAGAAGCCGATAGAAATCTAACAAACATCTACAATGAAAACAAAACTAGAAAAACAACTTACTACGGTCTAGTCCCTAGATATCTTTTGAACAAAGCTCAAGAAGAAGGTTTACTAGACGATGAAATAGAGATAGTAGAGCCTCTAGCGTCTTCTGATGGCTCTTTTGATTCCGACGAAAGCTACTATGTGGAAGCTATTGTTGTTATAGCAAACGAAGGTGTCCTTTTAAAAGCAGAAGAAAACCCTTACATGATGCAGGATCGTCCTGTTGTTGCTTTTCCTTTTGATGTTGTTCCTAGCCGTTTCTGGGGACGCGGTATAGTAGAGAAAGGCTACAATTCACAAAAGGCGTTAGACGCAGAACTACGAGCCAGAATAGACGCTCTTGCTCTTACAGTCCACCCTATGTTAGCTATGGATGCCTCTAGAATGCCAAGAGGGTCAAGACCAGAAGTTAGGTCAGGCAAAGTAATACTTACTAACGGTAACCCTTCTGAAATTCTACAGCCTTTTAACTTTGGGCAAGTATCACAGATAACATTCTCACAAGCAGACGCTTTGCAGAAGATGGTACAGACAGCCACAGGAGCCGTAGACCCTAATGGCACCACCGCTGGCTCTGATACTAGGTCTGCTGCTGGTTTCTCTATGGGTCTAGGTACAATAATAAAAAGACACAAGAGAACTCTTATAAACTTCCAAGAGTCTTTCTTAATTCCTTTTATTACTAAGGTCGCACACAGGTACATGCAGTTTGAGCCAGAAATGTATCCTGTTTCAGATTACAAGTTTATAGCCTCTAGCTCTCTAGGTATTGTTGCTAGGGAATATGAAATAGCACAGCTTACTCAGTTGCTTCAGACAATGGGCGATTCTCCAGTTAAGAATCAGCTTATTGAGGCAGTTATTGACAACATGAGCATAAGCAACAGAGAAGAACTGTTAGCCAGTATTAGACAAGCTAATCAGCCTGACCCACAAGTTCAACAGGCCCAACAAGAAGCACAACAGACTCAGCTTGCGTTTCAACAGTCACAGTCTGCTGCCCTTAATGGTCAAGCACAAGAGTCACAAGCTAGAGCCGCTAAGTTGTCTATGGAAACTCAAGTTATACCTCAAGAGGTGGAGATTGATAGGATTAAAGCTATCACTACTAACCTTAAAGCAGGAACAGAGGACGACAAAGAGTTTGAGCGTCGAATTAAGATGTCCGAACAGTTACTCAAGGAAAGAGCTATTGTGGTACAAGAAAAAGCTTCTAATGCTCCTGTAAGGCCTCCTGCTGCTCCACAAGCTCCTACCCCTCAGCCACAAGCTCAAAGGCCGTTACAAGCAATTACACGCTCTCCTATGGCTCCTACGAGAACAGGTACGCCATAATGTCAGCTAAGAAACCAGATCCTAGATTAGCCAGAGCAGGAGTAAGTCGTTATAATCAATGTAAACGGACACCGAATCATCCGAAGAAAAGCCATGTGGTTGTGGCGAAAGAAGGAGACAAGATTAAAACTATTAGATTTGGTGAACAAGGAGCAAAGACTGCTGGCAAACCAAAAGCCGGAGAGTCAGAAAAAATGAAAGCTAAACGTAAAAGTTTTAAATCTCGACACGGTAAAAACATAGCTAAAGGTAAAATGTCAGCGGCATATTGGGCTGATAAATGCAAATGGTGATTTTATGATTTTACAATTTCCTGAAAAAAAACAACCTGACGCTATTGTTGAGGGTTTAGTTCTTCGTGCTACTACTCAAAAGAAAGAAATAAAAACGCAAGCAGAACAAATAGATGCTCTTGTAAAAAGACTAGAGCTTAAACTAAAAAACCAAAATTACTAGGGTGTTTTTAAAATGAAAGGCGTAAAACATTATAAAAAAGATGGGACGTTGTTTACAGGTAATACACACAAAATGCCTAACGGAAGTTTACACTCCGGTAAAACACACGGAAAAACCAGTGTAAAGTTGTTTCATTTTAACGAGCTTTCAAAGAAATCACAAAGAAACGCTAAATAAGGAGACACCATATGGCAGGACTTTACGATAACATACACGCTAAACGAAAGCGCATAGCCGCAGGATCTAAAGAAAAAATGAGAAAAGTAGGGTCTAAAGGCGCACCTACTGCCAAGCAGTTTAAAAAAGCCGCTAAAACAGCTAAAAAGAGGAAGTAATTATGAGAATGGGAAAAGGAACATACGGAAGTAAATCAGGACGACCTGCTAAGAAAAAGCCAGCGAATAAAAACAAAATTAAAAAAGTTAAAACTTCTTACAAATAAAAGTAAAAAAGACTTGACTTTTGTTACAAAATATGCTAGTATGCGATATGCTTTACATCCTGTCCTAAATTTAGGAGAAACAGAAACAGTGAGAGATAACTTTAATGATACTCCAGAAGCTTTGGAAAAGTATTATGATTCGTTTAGAGAAATGTTTAACACAGATGGTTGGCAAAATCTCTGCAACGACTTTAAAGATAACGCAGAATGTATCAATTCTGTTGAATCAACAAAAGGAATTGATGATCTTAATTTTAGAAAAGGTCAGCTTGCAGTTATCTCTACGCTACTTAACCTTGAAAATTATATTAAAAGTATGGAAGAAGAACATTACAAGTCTTATCTCCAAGAAGCAGGAGTAGTTTAGTGGCTGTATTGTTTGACTTTAAATGCTCAAAAGGACATATACATGAAAGAATAACAGACTCTTCCGTTATTTCTGTTCAGTGTCCTGTGTGTGGAGAACAAGCATTTAAAATAATTAGTGCTGTAAATTTTTCTCTTGATCCCATATCTGGTCATTTTCCTAGCGCAACTGACAAGTGGGCCAAACATAGAGAAATTAAAATTAAAGAAGAAAGAAAACAGGCAAACTCTTAGAGTCCTGATAACATAACACCCTTTTCCACAATCATATGACGGAGTTAATAATGGGTCAATTAGTAGATGAGCGTCCACCCGAAGAAACATCAAGTATTACTGAGGAATCTTTCACAGAACAAGAACAGGCACCTGTAGAGTCTCCAGAAAATAGCATCCCAGAAAAGTATCAGGGAAAAAGCAATTCTGAGATTATTCAAATGCACCAAGAAGCCGAAAAGCTTTTAGGTCGTCAAAGTTCTGAAGTTGGTGAGTTACGAAAGGTAGTAGATACTTACATACAAGGGCAGACACAACTCGACCAAGGGAGTACGCAAGAAGTAGCTGAAGAAATAGATTTCTTTTCAGAACCAGAGAAAGCTATCCAGCAACAGATTGACAATCACCCTAAAATATTAGAAGCAGAAAAAGTAAGCCGTGAGTACAAACAAGCGACTGCTAAAGCTCAACTTCAAAAACTACATCCTGATATGGGAAATATTGTACAGGACGCTAAGTTTCAACAGTGGGTATCGGCTTCTAAAATACGACAACAGCTTTTTAATCAAGCAGACAAGTTATACGATTATGAAACTGCTGATGAACTTTTGAACCTGTGGAAAGATCGACAGACGGCTGTGCAACAAACAGCTACTAACGAAAAGCAAGACCGAAAGCAGACTGTTCAAAACGCATCAGTAGGGACTAACAAAGGATCGTCGGCTCCTGTTTCTAAAAAAGTTTATCGTCGTGCAGACATTATTAAACTTATGAAGGAAGACCCTCAACGCTATTTAGCTCTTTCTGACGAAATTACAAGAGCTTACGCTGAGAGGAGAGTCCGTTAATGATTATACAAGAGGAAACCCTCTTAAACTAAAGGAAAGTTATCATGGCTACACAACCCGCATATGTAACATCAAGTTCCGGCGCATACGGAACAGCCGCTAAAGCAATTAGCGCAACAGAAGCAGCAACTTTTATCCCCGAAATTTGGTCGGATGAAATTGTTGCATCTTATGAGAAAAGCCTAGTTCTTGCTAATCTCGTTAAGAAAATGTCCATGCAAGGTAAGAAAGGTGACACTATTCACATTCCTTCTCCTGATCGTGGCGCTGCTTCTGCTAAAACTGAAGGTACGTTAGTTAACATTCTACACGGAACTTCAACCGAAGTTGTAGTATCTATTAATCAGCATTTTGAATATTCTCGTTTGATTGACGATATTGCTGAAACTCAAGCCCTTGCTTCTTTGCGACAGTTCTACACTGCTGACGCTGGTTATGCTTTGGCTACTCAGGTAGATAATGCTCTCCATGCTCTTGGTAAGAACTTTGGTGACCAAGGTAACGCAAGTGCTACTGATTATATCCACAGTAATTCTTACTTTATTGACGCTTCTAATGGTTTGACTCTTAACGCAGCTAACACAGTAGTTGGTGGTACTGATGTATTTACCGATGCTGGTTTCCGCGCTTTGATTCAGAAGCAAGACGAAGAAGACACCCCAATGGATAATAGGTTCCTTGTTGTTCCTCCTTCAGTCCGTAACACTATCATGGGTATTGATCGTTATACCTCTGCTGATTTTGTATCAAGTCAGACTGTTCAGAATGGGCTTATTGGTAACTTGTATGGTATTGATATTTTTGTATCAAACAACTGCCCTGTCCACACTGCCGCCGGTGACAACTCAGCTAGTTCTGTAGACCTTAAAGCCGCTATGCTTGCCCACAGCGACACTATGGTTCTTGTTGAGCAACAGGGTGTACGTACTCAAACTAGCTACAAGCAAGAGTATCTTGCCACTTTGATGACTGCTGATCGCCTTTACGGTGTTGAGCCTCTTCGTTCAGAGACTGGTTTTATTCTCGCTGTATAAGCTAGTAACAACCGAGGGTTTCCAAGGATGGTTACCCTCGTCTTTTAAAAGTATATAATAGCTAAAGAGGTTTAAAGTGAACTTTTTATCTTTAATTATATCACCTCTTGCCAATGTAGTAACTACCCACCTAAAAAACAAAGCCGAAGAAAAACAGGCTGTACATAAAAGAAAACTTACTCAAATAGAAAATGAGGCATCTTGGGACGAAACACAAGCCAAGAATGCTAATACTTCACTCAAGGACGAGTGGTTTGTTTTTTTATTAAGCATCCCTATGATTGGTGCTTTTGTTCCCGACATGGTTCCCTATGTTAAAGAAGGTTTTGTTGTGTTAAATGAAATGCCAGAGTTTTACAAAGCATTTCTAGGGGCTGCTATAGCTGCTAGTTTTGGCATTAAAAGCCTTGCTAATTGGAAGAAGTAGATGTCATTATTTAATCCCGAAGATATTATGAAAATGGCTGTAGGTTTAATACCTTCGGATTTGCAGTATGATATGAATAATGACGGTAGGATTACTTCTGCTGATGCTGTGGCTTATGTAAAACAAAATCCAAACCAAGCCTCAGAAACTGTAAAAGAAGAAAAAACGCCAGAAGAAGAGTTAAGTGATTATTTAAGTTTTGTTAATAATTTAGAAACTGAACTTGAAGCCTCAAGAGAAGGGGGTAGAGCCGCAACTGCTGGTGGATCTCTTGATTTCTGGGGAGGCGGTTACTTTGAAGACGAAGACCTTTTAGCTATAGACGCTGCTGGTGATTTTTATGATAATGCAAGAGTTTCTCTTTCTGATTATATAACAGACAATAATATTCCTTTGTATAAGGACATAGACGGCAAACGGTATTTTTTAAATACGGGTGCTGATATGTTTGGTTCTGACGCAGATACCCGCGCCGGTAGCCAGTTTATGAAAGAGCTTATGGGAACTACTGTTGGTGGGGACTATATAGCTGGAGGCCCAGTAGGTACTTACTCTACAGTTTTTCAACCAGACGAAGGTTTTGTTTCTGGTTTTTTAAATGACCCTATAGTAAATTTAGTTGCCTCAACGATCACCGGAGGTCAGTTACTATTAACGGGTATAAAAGCCGCTACTGGAGAGACTTTACACCTTGGTGATTATTTAGCCGCAGGTCTATCGGGATTTGAAGCTGTACAGTCTATGTCAGAAGCTGCACAAGCTGCTTCACTTGCTAATGGTGGTACTGCGGCTCAAGCGGCAGCAGCGGGGAGAGAAGTTGCGTTTGGATTAGGAAATGTAGTTTCAGAAGTAAATGCCCTAGGCTTTGGTGCCGATGTCTTTGGGCCAAGTGGTGCAGGAAACCCCGCCTCTCTTAGCTTCACTAGTGATGTAACAACTGCTTTAGCTGGGCTTGATGGGGGCGTATTACTAGAAACAGGGTTAAGTGCCGCCGATAGTGCTGTTAGTATTGGTGATGTGCTCTCTTTAGTCAACACAGCAGGTGACGCATATGATGCTTTTACCGATGACGACGATGACGACGATGACGATTCGGATACAAGTCCAAATATCTTTACTTCTGATGATTTAGCTGGTAACATTGATCAAATATTTCCTACTGATCTTACATCAGTTTTTGAACCAGAGCCTGAACCAGAAGTTACTATTACTGACGGTGACGGTGAAAGAGTATATTCTACAGGTGATCAACCAGATATGCCCCCTTTGGATAAAGAAGCATATTCTGTTCCAAATGAGTATCCTCCTTTTACAGTTGATCCTACTACAGTTGATTCTCCAGAGCCAACGTCAGAGCCAACGTCAGGAGCTTCTTCAGCACCAGCACCATCATCTGAACCAGCACCACAGCCTGAGCCTGAGCCAGAACCAGAACCAGAGCCAGA